GTGATGGAAAATCCAGCAGTCGTGCCGCTGACGTTTTCGGAAATATGGAACGTGACCGACGTGCCATTCGTGGCGACGCTGATGCCGGACAGTTGCGGGACGGTGTAGCGGACGCGGCGGTACAGGATGGTGAATTCCATCCGCAGACGGCCCGTGACCATTTCGCCAACGCCGTCGATTTCCGGCGATGCCGAGCCCTCGGTGGTGTTGATGACGTAGGACAGGCCTTGCGTGATGTCAGCCTGCAGCGCCTGCGCGACCTCGAATCGGATCTGATTCAGCACCGTGTCGATCTGCAGCGCCGACGTTTTCGCCACCGCCTCGATGTTCAGCGTCAGGTCACTGTCGATGTACCACCAGCCGGATGACCCGCTATCGCTGCGGGGATTGTCCGTGCCCATGTAGACGCAGACAGCCGGCAATTCGCCGTCAGGGATTTCGTAGACGCGACCGCGAAAGGTGTTGTCGCCAGTCGTCGTCAGCGTGGAAAGTTTGTCCAGAACCGCGACAAGGATGTTTTCGACGCGATGGTCGGCCATTACTTTCTCAGCATCAGCGTCGTCATGCCGGTGCCGTCCGGGTGAACGCCGGTGATGTAATAGGTTGTGCCGCTGATCACGATCGTCTGACCGGCAGCTGCAGCAGAGAAATCAGAAGTCTTGCCGAGCGCCATTGGCTGCGCGCTGGCAATGACAGGCTCGCCGGGAATGCCGAGGAACTGGTTGTCGAAGATGACGTACTTCGTGGTCAGGCCGTGAACGGCTGCAACAGCGAAATCGTCATCGTTCAGGAACGGGTCCAGGTCCTCGGCAAATGCCACGGGTTACACCGTTGCGCGGTGGCCAAGCATGCTGCAACCGACAACGGCAGGGCCGGTGCCGATGGTGCCGACGTACTTGACGTAGCCCTTGATGGTGCGAGCCGGCACGGACAACTTCTGCACGTCGTTGTCAGTCGAGGTGCCGACCGACGTGAACGAAACAAGGGTTGCCGAGTTCGTGCCCGAACCATCGTCAGCGTGCAGGATCGCGCCGGCACAGGTGCCAGCAGTCAGCACGCCGGTTGCCTGAATGAACGCGACCTCGCCCTCGTAGGAGCGAACGTCAACCCACGCACCAGTTGCGGCCGCAGTGTTGGAGTGGTCAGCCGGTGCAAGCAGTACGGTGGCGCTGGCTTTGTAGAGATCGGAATTGCTCATGTCACTCTCCCTTTGCCGGGGCTACCGGCGACTGTTTTGCGTCGGCCTTCGGGGCCGGCTTCGGGTTTGGTTTTGCGTCGGCCTTCGGGGCTTCTTCTGCTTTCGCAGAACCAGTCGGCAGCGCGTTGGTTTTCGACACCTTGTTTGCGGTGATCAATTCGACGGCGAACTTGTAATCGAGAACGATCACTTCACCGACCGGGACTTCCTCACCACCGATGCGAAATGCGCGCTCTACGCGCACTGTCAATTCTTTCGGGATTGGCTTCTTCATGGGCTCTCTCGTTGCCTGGTTTCCATCACAGCGGGCCGGCGGTTTCCTGCCAGCCCGCGCCGGGAAGGGTTATCAGGTCACGGACGAGCCGTAAGAGAAGGCAGCCGCATTGCGCACGCCCACGTCGAAGGACTGGAACGCGCGGATGCCGCTGATACCCGCCTTGAAGTTGGCGGTCGGATCGACTGCCAGTTCGAGAACGCCCCACTCAGCCATGATCAGCTGCGCGAAGTCACCGAAGATCATGCCGTCGCTGATCTGCGTGGTGGTCAGGCCACGGAAGCCCAGCATCTGACCTTCCAGCACGTTGCCGAGCCAGAGCGCGGTGTCGGTGCTGGAGAAGCGCTGACGCTGCATCGCAATCGCGGCCTTCTCCGGGGTCGTGATGTAACAGCAGTTCGTGGTCAGCGCGTTGCCGGTAGCAACGTCGGTCTGGAACCCAATCGCCTTGGCGTAGTCGAGCGACGTTGCCGTCACCGAACCGATGCCGCTGGTGTTGATGATGCCGACCGGGCCGCCTGCGCCGTTGCCGTTCAGGGCGAGCAGGTCGATCTTGAGCGCGAGCTGCTTGGCGAGGTCTTCCATGATCAGCATGTCAACCGAAGGGTCCGACTGCATCTGCAGCAAGCGGCTGACTTCGACGTACGCGCCGACCGTTTTCGGAGACAGCGCGAGCTGGCCGAAAGTCAGGTTGGATTCCGTGATCTCGTCGCTTTCCGCGCCGATCAGGTACGCGGTGCTGGCACCGGTCTGCTTCGGAATTTCGATGTTGCCTTTGATGCCGGTCAGCATGCGGGCACCAGCGCGGCCAACGACCGTGTTGGCGCGGAGCAGTTCGATGAAGCTGCCCGGCTGCTGCGCGTTGGCAACGAGGTAGCCGCCAGTGCCGGCAACAGTCGTGTCGCGCTTCTGGACTTCGTACGGGACGAAGTAGCCGCCGTTCGCTGCGGCGCCGTAGCGCTTCTCCAGCGCTTCGTGGCACTCGCGCTCGAAGCCGGCGTCTGCCCATGCGTTGCGCTCGCCCTTGGCAGCGGCAGACATGGCGCGCACCAGTCGCATCATGGAGAAGCGCTGCACTTCCTTGCCGTCAAGGCCAAGGTCAGGCGCGGTCGGGCTGGCGTTCGAGCGGGCGACCATGGCGGACATGATTTCGTCCTTCACCCAGCGCTCGTCCTTGCCTTCCTTCAAGGCGCGGCCTGCGATTTCCTTGCCGCCGTGCGCAGCGTACTGCTCGCCCAGCGAAAGGATCGCGGTGACTTTTTCCATGGCGGCGTTCGCGCCACGGGTTTCGATTGCGGCCAGTTCGGCTGCGGTCGGTGCTACTGCTTCAACGGTCATGGGTGCTTTCCTCGTGACGGGTTCGGTTTCCGGCTGCACGACAGGTGCGGCTGGCGGAATGGGTTGTTCTGCGGAACGGCCAACGCCGACGCCGACGTCTGCAGGAATCGACACGAAACTGATTTCGTGCGGCTCCCAACGCGTAGCGCGGTAGGTGGGGTTGTCGGATTCAGGGTCTTCGATCTCGACCTTGTGGATGCGGTAGCCGACGCTGATGCACTTGCGGATACCGTCAACGACGTCTTGAAAAATCTCCTCGGCGCGCTCGCTTCTCCCGAAGCGGAGCGTTGCGCGACCTACCCGGTCGCTGTCGATTCGACATTCTTCGATGGTCGCAACGTGATCGCGCGGGTCGTGATCAACGAGGCCGGGGCCGCCGTCCTTGAGACGGGCGAGGTCTACGCTCTTCGGTGAGTGGTCGAGAATCTCGACGCCCCACCAACGCTGAACCGGCTCCTCGGAAGAGAACGCAACCTCAACGGTGCGACCTTCCTCGCTGACGGCTTCGCGCTTGAAGAAAAGCGAACGCTGCTGGACTTCCCCCGACGGATCGCGGAGGAAGGCTTCACGCTTCTGGATTTCGTTTTGATTTTCCATGCCGCAATGTCAGCACGGCGCCGACATTGCGTGTTGCTGCGTTTTTCTCACACAGTCTTGGCGGGAACTTCCTTCGCAGGCGCATCGACACGCAGCAGGCCGGCGGCGCGCAAGTCCGCCTCGTCCTGCTTGTTCTGCTCGGTGACGTCGCGGAAGTCTTTGCCGCTCTCTGCGCAAATGTCGCTGCGCGAAGTGACGCCCAACTTGACGGCCAGTTCCGCCGCTTCGAGGTCGTTCTTCGGATCAACCCACTGCCAGCGGCGCGGCTGCCACGAATCGGAATGAAACTTGCCGATCTTGCTCGCCGGCAGCGGTCCGAGCTGGCCGAGCAGCAGCGACGTTTCCAGCCAGTCGCGGAACACGGGGCGCATCAGGCCATCGACAACTTGCGCCTGGATTGTTTTCCAGCAGTCGCGCTCGTCGAGAACACCCTGCCGGATGGATGAATATGAAACGCCTTCGAGGTCGGACGCCAGTGAGTTGTACGAAACGCCAAAGCCAGACGCGATGCCGCGCAGGCAGGCCTTCGTGAAGCCGTCGTAATTCGCCTCCGGGTACTTCGGGTCGAACGACTGGAATTCGTAGCCTTCCGGGGCCATTCCGAACGTGCCGGGCTCTGCCTCGGTGATCAGGTTGCCGGCGGCATCTTCGTCATCGGCAAGCGCAGACGCATCGCCGTCCTTCGATGTCCAGAAGCCCATCTTCGCCGCGCCGATCCTGGCAGCAATGATCGCGGCCTCATCGAACGCGCCGAGGTTGTTCAGGCGGATCAATGCCGCATGCATCCACGGCACGCCGCGAATCTGCTCTGCCCTGTCCTGCAGGAAGTCGTGAATGATCTGGTCGGCAGGAACGCGCTCGCGCTCCTTGGCTGCGCCGGTGAGCTGCAGCATGTCGCCGGGGTTCCAGTTGTCGATCCAGTACGCAACGGCCCGGCCTTCGCGGTTCAGTTCGATACCCATGCGGATCGCGTTGCCGTTGGGCGCGGTGTCGTTGTAACGCTCGTCCAGGCGATCAACGTCGATGAACTGCAGCGAGTAGCCGTGGCGGTTGCGCTTCGGGTCACGAATGCGGCGCAGCAGAACCTCACCGTCGCGCGCCATCGTGCGGACGTACAGACGCTGGGCTGCAGGAAACGACATGCGGCCGGTGACTTCGCAGCCGCGATAGCCCCAGACCTTGAACTCGCGCTCGATGATGCTGTTCGCCACTTCGTCGAGCTTGAACGTTCCGCCTGCGCCATAGTCGCCGGCCTTGTTCTGCAGCATCACGCCTTCTGGCCCGATGACGTTCGTCTCGACCATCTGCAGAAACTTCTTGGCGTGCGCGTTATCGCGGGCCAGTTCGCGCGACCGGGCACGCATGGTGCGCAGGCTGCGATAGATTTCCTGATTCGCTGACAGGCTGTAGGTCGCCATGCTTGCGGTGAGCCGGCCAATCTGCGCCGCTGCGTACAGCGACGAACGCTTGCCGGTTGTCGGGACAGATACCTGCTGCGGTGCGGTGAGCAGTCGGTGAACGAGGCCCATTATTTACTCACCCCAAGCCACATGAAGAACGCGCCCGGCACGATCCAGCCGGCCGGCGGGTAAATCTGCGCGGCACCGACCGTCACCAGTGCGAGGCCACCGAAGGCGAACGCGTCCTTCACGTCGAAGTTTTCACCGATCTTCGCCAGATCGATGCGCGCACGGATAGCGCCGGCCAGTTCGCGGATGTTCATCAGAGCCTCACCAGCAGACGGTTGCGCGGCGGGAGACCATTCTTCCGGCGCTCGGTGTTCAGTTCGGCGGCGTATTCCGCCTTGTAGGAGTCGCGGAACTTGAGCAGGTCAGCGAGCGGCGTTTTCGACAGGGAGCGGCCGGCAATGGAATAGGCCATCTGATCGATGGTTGCCCGGTTCTCGATGACGGCCTCGATGGCGTCGAGCGTCTTTTTCACATGCGAGCGCGGATCAGCGGTTGACGCTGACAGGCTTGCGATGACTGACGTGGTGCCAGACCCGACCGATACGCGGGCACTGTCGCTGGCGCGCGTGATGTAGGCCTGCCACTCGTAGGTGCCGGCGCTGTAGGCTGCCGTCGTTGCGCTGGAGACTTCGACCAGGTACTCGCCGCCGGTCTCCGCAGCGGTGATAGAGAACGACGTCGAGCCGGCGCCCTGCTTGTCGAACGAATAGGTCAGCGTGTAATCGGCTGTCGGGTACGCGGCCAGAAGGTCGGGACGCTTCCACGCCCAACGATCACCGATGACAAG